ATTCTCGTCTCACGATATACAGATCCTACCGATCTACACACCTCACGCTTCCTCATTCACACTCACATCTATGTACCCATGTCAGAATTAAAACTCAACAAAGACTATGATCAAAAGGCAATCAAGGACCTCGAAGCATTCTACATGACGAATGATGGTCTAATCAAGGTTGCTAATAATGAACAGATGTCGCGAGAGAAGGATAAGAAAATGGAAGCTATGGGAGTTGTGGATGTCTCAGATCCGACCCTTGGTGAGACGATCGTAGAACTAACACTGCACTTCGTCTATGATTCAGAAAAAGATGGAGAAGAAGAGCTATATCTCAAGGTAGAAGCAGACAACCAAGTAATCCTAATGAGCAAACCCCTCGAAGAAGTAATGGGTAAGACTAAGGACCACTGGTTCAAGACGCATTTCCCCTATGTTACATGGGCCGATGATATTGAGAGACAAGACTTCTGGTCTGATGGACTCGCTGATATGGTTCGTACTCCCAACAAGATCCTTAACTCATGGTTCTCACAACTCGTTGAGAACAGAACCCTACGCAACTTTGGGATGCACTACTACGATTCAACTAAGAGCGAAGAGTTTATGCCTAGCACCTTCAATCCTCAACCCTGGGGATGGTATCCGGTCCCAGGTAAACCTTCTGAAGTATTACAAAAGATAGAGATCCCCGACTTGTCAGAGAGTATGGATGAGATGCAATTCCTCATCAATACTATGGAGAAGGCCACCGGCGCTACTGCAACTCAACAGGGCGCACAAACTGAAAGACAAGTTACTCTAGGTGAAGTACAGCTAGCGCTCGGTGAGGCAAAGGAAAGAATCAAGGGAATGAGTAAGTTCTACACCCAAGCCTGGAAAGACAGAGGAGAATTATTCTTGAAACTTGTAGAAGCGAATGGTCCTAAACTTGATGCCGTTAAAGTCTATAAGAAGGGTAGAAACACCGAAGACATCTTTGAGAGGGAGATTCAATATAGCGACTGGATGAGTGAAGCGGGTTATCAAACAAGGATTTGGAGCCAGGATGAGAAAGACAGCCAAGACTCTGACATCTTGCAAAAGTTAAACGCAACTGTTACCCTCATACCAGGCAATACTAAGCTCATGGATGTATATCAGAGAAAACTACTAGAATACTCCGGAGCCTTAACTCCCGAAGAGATTAACGCAGTCATGGAGTTAGAAGCAACTAAGAGAGAAGAATTATTAACCAATCAAGGAGGTATGCAGAACGGCCCTATGCCAAACCCTGTTCAGCCCCAAGGTCAACCAGGACCTCAAGGTCCAAGACAGATGACAGCGCCTAATGCTATGTCAAGATGATAGATCAAATACTAGAACGATTTAACCTCAAGTACGACCAATTACTAGAAGAAGAGAAAGAGACTCTCAGACAATGGGAAGACTCACTCACTCAGAACCAACTCAACATTCCCAAGGTTAGAGAATATGTAGCTTCGATGCGTGATGCAGTAGAGAAGAAGATCGTTACTACCTCAAACAACTCAAAACAAGACATCTTTCTCAAAGCTAGACTCAATAACTATATGTTACTCGAATCCCTTCTGACATCCCCGGAGAGAGCAAGACAAGCTATAGAGAATCAACTAGGAGCTATTAAAACAAAAAACAAATAATTATTAACCTAACCCTTTTAGGAGGACCGGTATGCCAAAGAAAAAAATGGAGGAGAACCATGTCAAACCAACTAAAGAAGAACTTGAAGCTAACGCTCAACAAGCTCTCAAAGAACTTGAAGGAAAAGAAGCAGAGTTTGAGGATAGCCCTAACGCTCCTGTTAATGAGGAGGGAGAGGAAGAAGATCGAGAAGACAGTGAGGAAGATGAGTCTAATCCAGATAAAGAACTCGATGTACCTGCTAAAGATGATCGAGATGACTCTGATCAAGAGAGAGAAACTGTTAAAAAGAAAGCCCTCGATGAAGAAACCCTCAAGAAAAAGTTAAACGCTTCCACTCGCGAAGCTCAGATCCTCTATCAACGAAACAAGCAGGTCCAGGATGCTATAGCAGAAGCTTCAGCACTCCCTGCTCCTACTGATGATGAGATGAGGAAAGAGTTCCCTGATTTTGACGATCTTGATGACTTTAGTAAGAGGATGGCTAGGGATAACTTCACCAACACTCGCAGACTGGATGCAGTTACTAAGGTAAGTGAGAAGTTCAAAGATCTAGAGTTGTGGCAAGGTGAGATCGACAAGTATGCCGATAACCCCGAGATCCTAATCAACAATCCAGAACTAGAAGGTAGACTCGATGAGTTCAAACTCTTCGCAACCAAGCCAACTAGAAGGGGGGTGGATCCTGATGATCTAGTCAAAGCTTTTCTATATGATGTAGAGAAAGATGGACTCGATCGCGGTACTTCCAAGGGAAGGATGTTTCCTGAAGGATCAGCGGGAGTCAAGAGAGACAAACCAAAAAGTGACAAACTATCGGCAGAACAGGCAGGACAACTTCGTAAGAGTAACTACAACGAATATGTTAGGTTACTAAAGGCCCACAAGATAGATCCTACAATCTTAGAATAGAGTGCTTGACTTAGGATAGAACTGTTATATATAGTTAGAACTAAGCTTCCTAACCCCATTCGGGAATGGTAAAGTAATTATTAAGTTACCGAAAGGGGACCATATGGCAGCTTACGCCACAAAAGTCGCTGAAGGATTTTCACAGAAACTTCTGTTGGAAATGTACGAGCGCAGTCTCACCGATGTAATTGTTAACCGCGATTACGAAGGTGCTATTAACGATGTCGGTTCAAAGTTGAATATACTCAACTTCGACCGCATTTCAGAGAAAACCTACTCAGGTGCAAACCTCACAGTAGATGACATCACTGAGAATAACACTCAGCTGATCATTGATCAGTACAAGTCATTCTATTGGAGAGAGAAAACCCTCAGTAAATGGCTTTCATATATTAAGAGTCCAAATTCCACAGTCATGGCCCAAAAAGCCGATGAACGCAATAAGAACATGGATGAATATGTCCTTGGTCTTTATGGTGATGTGTGGGCCGGAAACAGAGTCGGAACCGACTATACTACCGGTACTGTAGCAGTTGCCGCCACCACAGGTGTAGTAACTGGATCGGGTACTACCTTCACCGAAGCGATGGAAGGACTTGGATTCAAAGCTGATGGTCACGACACCTGGTATAGAATTAAAACCTATACGAGTGCAACATCCATCACGATTGAAGATGACAAAGACGATATTGATTCCGCCTACACAGGTGGAGCAATCTCCGGATCGTCAACCTATACAATCGGAGCTTCAACTGCTATTGAGATCACCACTTCAAATCTTTTGAATAAAGTGGCTCTTCTTAAACAGAAGCTTGATCTCGCTGAGAGCTACGGACTATCCGCAGTTCCAGACAGTGATCGTTGGTTGATCGTTCCTCCCGAATTTGAGACCACATTGGTCCAATCTTCAGGAGTCGCTCTTCATGTACCAGAAGCCTATCAAGAACTTGTGAAGAAAGGATTTATCACAATGCTTCAAGGGTTCAAGGTATTCAAGAGTAACCGCCTAACCGGTGACAACACCGATGGCTATCACATTCTTGCAGGTCACCCCAACTGGTGTACCTTCGCAGAGAAGCTCTTGGAAGTAGGTATCGAAGATCTCACAGCGAACTTCGGTAAAGCTTACAAAGACCTCTTTGTTTATGGAGCTAAAGTAGCTGACTCTCGCCGACACTTCGCCGCCGAGTTGTTTGCAACCTTTGCTTAAAAATTAGTAGCAATTGAAACCTCCTGTCTCCTTCTTCGGATCGAGACAGGAGGATAACGGAAGAATAAACATATGGCAACATTTGAGTTAAAATCACAACTTTCACAATCAATACAAAACAAGATTGATCGTATATTAGCGATTGACTCAGGTAAAAGGACCACAGCAGAAGCTTCCTTCTTAACTGCTATTGCACCATATCAATATAATCGTGTACTTCGTTATTACACAACCCACATCTCAACCGCCCAAGAACCCAACTCCCCAACCCTATCCTCAGATCCTATTCTAGAAGCCGAAGGTTACTACCTTCCTTCCGGATATGAAGGATTCAAACAGGGATCAGTCTTCTATCTATTAGATGACGATGGAATGAATGTTTATGTTAATACCGGTGATGCCGACACAGCAGTCTGGTCACTAATCAATGGATCAGCAGTCTCGTCATCCGCTTCACTCTCAGTTAGTGCTACACCTTCCTTATCTGCGAGTCTTTCTCCATCATTATCCGAAAGTCGATCACCCTCAGTATCAGCGAGTCTATCTGCAAGTGTTTCTCCAAGTCTCTCTTCCTCACTCAGTCCATCTCCATCCGCTTCTCCGAGCTTATCAGCTTCACTCTCACCCTCTTACTCAGGGAGTGCTTCTCCGAGTCTTTCGGCTTCGCTATCTCCTTCCTTGTCTCCGAGTGTCTCAGCTTCGCTCTCAGAATCTCCATCCTCATCAGCTTCGCTCTCAGCTTCGCTCTCAGCTTCGCTCTCAGCTTCGCTCTCTCCATCCCCCTCTTCTTCTATCAGCAAGTCTCCGAGCTTATCAGCTTCTCCGAGTTCCTCTGCGAGTCTATCTGCAAGCTTATCAGCGAGTCTATCTCCCTCTCCGAGCGCAAGTCCTTCACTCTCAGCTTCAGTTAGTCCGAGTGTCTCGGCCTCTCTTTCAGCCTCTCTTTCAGATAGTGTCTCAGCTTCACTCAGCTCTTCTCCAAGTTCTTCAGCTTCTAGAAGTCCGAGTTCTACTCCCTCAGCATCACCTAGCTTCCCTGAAGTTTAATTATTAAGGAGATAATATGAGATACCCAAAAGAAAACCTAGTCATCGAACCAGTGGCAACTGCTCTCGCAAGAACAGTTAAGGCCCTATCATCTTCTACCCTCATTACCCTTAACTCCGAAACTCGCTTAGTTAGAGTTTATGCTATTGCCAAAGATGTATATCTCCATTGGGCTACTTCAGACGAAGACTATGCTAAATCAAGTAACTTCGATGAAGTGATTATTGCCGGACAAGCTATAAACCTTCAAGTTCCATACCAAACTGACGGAGCTAAGTTCTCCCGAATCCAGGTAGTAGGCCGAGAATCAGGCGCTACAGTTATTGTCATCGAAAAGTAGTTGACTATCATCTAAGATATTGTTAGTATGGGTATATGCCACTGTTATCAGTTGTGATACCCTCAAGAAACGAACAATACTTAAATCAGACAATTAAAGACATTCTCCAGAAATCAAAAGGTAAAATAGAGGTCATTTCTGTATTGGAGGGATATTGGCCGGAGATCATAGAAGACAAGAGAGTTCACTACATTCACTTCTCAGAACCTAGAGGGATGAGGGGAGCAATCAACGCGGGTGTAGCCTTGGCAAGTGGCGAATACATAATGAAAACCGATGCTCATTGTATGTTTAATGATGGATTCGACACTAAGATCCTTGAGAATATAGAGAAGAACTGGATTGTAATTCCTAGAAGATACGCCCTGGATGTTAGTACTTGGGAGATAGAGAAGAGAACAGATAACAAGTACCCGATTGATGAGATGGTCCTTAACGAGAACCTACAGGGAATCCCCACCGAAAGAAGATTCACCGAGACGATAACAGATCTGGAAACATTCCAGGGATCGTGTTGGGTTATGAACAAAGACTACTTTCACAAGCTAAAACTATTGGATGACAAGACCTACGGATCATTCTGGCAAGAAGCTCAAGAGATATGTGGTAAGTGTAGGAAGGATGGTGGTAGGGTGGTTTGTAACATATCTACCTGGTACGCTCACTGGCACAAGACAGAAGGAAGAGGTTACTCATTAAGTGATGACAAACAAATAACAAGACAGGCTATAAGAGAGTTATATGAAAGTAATTAGAGTACCAGACTATGGTAGAAATGATCTAGCGGTCAAGTTTAAGGATCTCGGATTCACTAGGGGAGTGGAGATCGGTACTGAGAAGGGTAAGTTTGCAGAGGTTCTTCTAAGATCTAACCCATCACTGAAACTATATTGTATAGATCCATATAAGTATTATGATGACAACGAAGGATATAAGATTGGCACTACTCAAGATAACCACGAAGACAACTACAGAGAAGCGATGGATAGATTGAAGGGATTTAAGTACGAGATAATAAAAACAACTTCCGAGAAAGCATCGTGGGGATTCGCCGACAACTCGATCGACTTCGTATATATAGACGGCAATCATCGCCTTGATCATGTAGTAATAGATCTAACCCTCTGGACAAGGAAGGTCAAGCCTGGTGGAATCATCTCTGGCCATGACTATATCAAAACCAAGAGTCAATCATTCACCCATATCCCATACGCTCTAGAAGCATACTTTCAGTCTTACAGGTTGGAGCAACCGCTATTTATCCTTGACAAAAAATCAGACTATAAGTCAGACGATCTTAATAAAAAAATGGATCGCATAAGATCCTGGTACTTTATAAAGGAGTAACATGATAGAAAATAGAATAGACCTAGCCAAACACTTTGCAGGGTTAGGATTCAAGGTAGGTGCTGAGATAGGAGTAGCAGACGGAAGGTACTCAGAGATCCTATGCCAGACTATCCCGGGATTACGCCTATATGGAATAGATCCTTGGAAAGAGTACGCCGGGAATTGGAGAAGCAACGAATATCAAGATAAAGCATATGAAAAAGCAGATAAGAGACTAGAAAAATATGGTGTTGACTTATTAGTCCAGACAAGTCTAGAAGCTAGTGTAGATTTTGAAGATGGATGTCTAGACTTCGTGTTTATTGACGGAGATCACACCTTCGATTCGGTGATGTTAGACATTCTTCTATGGTCCCCAAAGGTTAGGAATGGAGGGATTGTCTCTCTTCACGATTATTATAAACACCATGCCGGTGGAGTGATACCGGCTGTAGATATTTACACAAAAATACACAATATAGATCTCAATATAATACCTAGGTATGAAGATGGTCATCCAGACGACAAAGCTCCGTGCGCATGGTGGGTAAAGAAATGAAAAACATACCATTAGTAATAGGTGGTTTTACCACCATAGATAACAAAGATCTAGATAGAGTGTCAACTCATAGGTGGTCTATCAATAAAACTCTTGGGTATGTCATAAATACTGATAGGGGAGAAAGATTTTACCTTCATAGGTTCATTATGGATAATCCCAAGGGAATGGTTGTCGATCATATTAACCATGACAAGCTAGATAATCGCAGATCAAATCTAAGGATTTGTACCATAAGGGAGAATGTTCTTAACGCTAAAACAAGCAAAAATAGTACAACTGGCAAATCTGGTGTTAGTTATAGAAAAGACAGGAATAAATATAGGGCGTATATTGGAGTTAATAGGAAACAAATATCCCTTGGTAATTTTATTAGTGTAGAAGAAGCAAACATGGCTAGAAAAATAGCAGAAATAAAATACTTCGGAGAATATGCACCATGAAAGAAGATCAAACAGCCAAGTGGTTTATTATTATGATATTCGTCATGGGATGGATATTACTTTATAGGTACTTATAATGTGGCTATCAAAAGAACCTCTAGACATATCGGTTATTTACTACACTTGCAACCATTTAGAAACGGAAGCTCCGGAATTTGTCAAAAACACTAAAGAACAGTTACTAAAAGCGATCGGGGACCATCCACTTATCTCAGTTAGTCACAAACCAATAGATTTCGGTCAAAATGTATGCATTGGAGATATAGGAAGGTCACATTTCAACATATACCACCAGATCTTAGAGGGCTGTAAGGTCGCTAAAAGCGAGTTTGTGGCCATGGCCGAAGATGACATCTTCTATTCCCTGGAACATTTCAATACTTTCGTGCCAAAACTCACCGACTTCGCCTATGATATGGAAAAGCTGAGTCTATTCACATGGACCAAACCCCCAATGTACTCATTTCGCACCAATAGACGAGTTATCAACCAACTGATCGCTCGAAGAACCACCTTAATCGAAGCTTTGGAAGAGAGGTTCAAGCGCCGAGAAGAATTACATAAAGTTGGATGGACAGACGAAAGGATCTCTTCTATCTGGGGAGATATTGGCAGATATGAAAAGATGCTAGGGGTTACAGTCAGGGAAGTGGAAGAGTTCTTCTCTGCTACTCCTTCAATAGTCTTCACTCACCCTAAGGCTTATGGCTATGAAATGAATCATGGGAAGCACAAGCGCTTAGGTGATATTAAAATGTACGACATACCAATTTGGGGAAAAGCATCTGATATGCTAAAACTATATTATGAATAACGATCTACATGGTAGCCACCTCCCCATACTCGTAAAAGCAATCGAAAGAGTGCCTACTAAACCGGTCCTAGAGCTTGGAATGGGATGGAACAGTACCCCCATACTACATTGGTTATGTAAAGACCAAGGGCGTTATCTAATGAGTGTCGATACCGATCCTAAGTGGATTACCAATTTTGAAGACTACCGAAGTGAAACTCACGACATTTTCCTACATACGCGAGAAGAATCAATCAATACAGGGATGGATAAACTAAGGTGGGGTGTAGTCTTAATTGATGGAAGACCTGCCCGACATAGACACAAGTTTGCTATCAAGTTCAAATATAGCGCTGACATCGTGATAATTCACGATTCAGAGCCTGAGATCAACAAGTTCTACCGATAC